AGAAGTTAATCCACATGCATTCGGAGCAGTCACAAGAAAAACTGGTAACTATTTTACTCATTATAGATCATTACTTTATATTCCAAAAGAAGAATACGAGGAATATATCAATGGTAGTTTTGTCAAAACTGTTTGCCAAGCAAGAAATAAAAATCATTTACTAAAGGCTGCTGATGTTGCTGCAGAATTAGGTTTGTATGAGAATGTAGATTATGGTATTATCCGAGACAAATGCTTAACCGAATTGGAACCAGAAGAAGATGATGGAACTACTATTGTGGGAGTATGGTTTAA